GCAGGGCTTGCTTGAACGCCAATGGAAGCAGACAAACACAGACAGAAGACTCAAGCCTGGAGCGAGGAAGCGTGGAAGCTGCGCGTCGAGGGATGGACACAGCAGCGAATCGCGGCCAAGCTCGGCGTCAGCCATCAGCGCGTCAGCCAGATACTCCAGCGAAAGGAGAAGGAGCTGCACGCCGAGTTTGTGGTGCAGGCCGAAGAGATCAAGGCGCGGCAGACCGAGCGCCTCGATCATCTCTATGACCGCCTGACCACACAGTTCGAGGCGAGCTGCCGTGAGGGCAGCGGCAACCCCGCGCTCCTCGCCCAAGCCCTGAAGGCGCTGGCTGATCAGCGGGCGATCTGGGGCGTCGAGGCGCCGAAGAAATCCGAGGTGGCCGCTCCAGGTGGCGGGCCGCTGATCGTTCGCGAGATCGTGGTCGAGCTGCCGCGGGGAGAGGATTGATGAGCGACTGGCGCAGCGAGTTCAAGCAGGGCTGGAAAGAAGCCGGTGAGCAGCATCGCCGCCTCCTGCCATGGGTGATATTGGCGATGGTAATTCTGACGCTTCTGGACGGGCTTTCTGGATGGCGGCTCTTTTAACTGATGGCCGCTAGTCTCTGGCGCATCGAGAGCGACCGGCTGCACCTCGCCCTCCACGCCGGGCAGGCCGAAGCGTGGGCGAGCGAGGCGCGATTCCTTGCCATCATCGCGGGAACGCAGTCGGGAAAAACGTCGTTTCTTCCGTGGTTGCTCTGGCGCGAGATCGAGCGCGGCGGCAGCGGCGACTATCTGGCCGTGACCGCCAGCTATGACCTGCTGAAATTAAAGTTTCTGCCGGCCTTGCGCGAGTGCTTTGAACACGTCCTGAATCGGGGTCGCTACTGGGCGGGTGACAAGATCATCGAGCTAGCCGACCCCGAGAAGGGCTTTCTCGCGCAGACAGCCAGCGATCCGATGTGGGGCCGCATTATCCTGCGCTCCGCTTCGGCGGGCGGCGGCCTGGAATCAGCGACTGCGAAGGCGGCCATCCTCGACGAAGCCGGGCAGGATGAATTTGGCGTCGAGGATTGGGAAGCGGTGTTGCGGCGCCTCTCACTGTCCCAGGGGCGGGCGATCATCGGCACCACGCCTTATAACGTGGGTTGGCTGAAAAGCCTCTTCCACGACCGCTGGACCGCGGGCGATCCGAACTATCAGGTGGTGCAGTTCAAGTCTACCGCGAACCCGCAGTTCCCGCGCGAGGAGTATGAGCGGGCGAAGGCGACCATGCCGGCGTGGCGTTTTCAGATGATGTATGAAGGATTGTTCTCCCGTCCGGCGGGGATGATCTATGACTGCTTCTCGGACGATTTCCATCTGTGTGATGATCTTGCTCTACCTGCTCACTGGCCTCACTATCTGGGCGTCGATTTTGGCGGGGCCAACACCGCGCTCCTCTGGGCTGTTGAGGAGCCGGGCACCGAGCGCCTCTTCGTGTTTGACGAGACGCTGACGGGCGGCAAGTCCACGCCCGACCACGCGGCCGAAGTCCTCGAGAAAGCGAAGGGCAGGAACCTGGTGGCCGCCTGGGGCGGCGCTCCGGGTGAGACCCAGCAGCGGTGGGACTGGCAGGCGGCGGGCATACCCATGCTGCCGCCCCCGGTGGGCGATGTGGAAGGCGGCATCGACCGCGTGACGCAGTTGTTCAAAGAGAAGCGCATCAAGATTTTTAAGAGCCTGAAAGGGCTGCGCGATGAGATCGGCAGTTATCGGCGCAAGCTCGACAAGCAGGGGCAGCCGACGGAAGACATCGAGGACAAGCGGGCCTATCACAGACTTGATGCGCTTAGATACCTGGCCTGTGGCCTGGTGAACGCCCCTGGCTTCGTCGCCGCCGGCGCGGTGGGGCGACCCCGGAGAAGGGATTGAGATGAACGTTCCTGAGTTTATCGTCGGCCTGTTCACTGGCATCGGCTTCTGTGTGGTGGTGTTCGCTTGCTTCTTCGAGATTCGGGGCGGCGACTAATGGCCGCGTTCCTGTTCAGCACGCTCCTCTGCTGCTTCCTCGCTGGCTACTGGTATGGCTGGCATGGGCTGCTGCTGACGTGGTTTCTGATGGGTTGGTGTTCGGCGCTGGTGCGCATGAGGACGCACTCCTGATGAACAACGTCCTGGTCGAACGATCCCACCCTACCGTTGTCACCGTGCGGATGAAAGAGATTCGGCCAGGCTGGAGTCAGACGTTTCTCTTGAGGAGTGACGCGCACCACGACAACGCGCTCTGCGACCACGAGATGGAGAAGCGGCACCTCGAAGAAGCCAAGGAGCGCGGCGCGGGGATCATCGACCTGGGCGATTGCATGTGCTTGATGCAGGGCCGTTGGGACAAGCGCGCCGACCAGGATCAGATGCGGCCCGAACTGCGGGAAGCGGGCAAGCTCAAATACTCGGACGCAGTAATTGATTACTGTGGACGCTTCTATGAGCCCTATGCCGCGAATTGGGTGCTGCTCGCCCCTGGCAACCATGAGGAGAGCTACGCGCAGCGCGCCGAGACGGATATGACGACCCGCCTTGCGGAGCGCCTGAAAGCCAAGGGCAGCCCCGTGCAGGTAGGCGGCTATCAGGGGTGGGTGAGGTTCGACTTCACCATCCGCACGAACGGCCGCGTGGCGATCCGCCTGCGCTACACGCACGGCTACGGCGGTGGTGGCCCGGTCACGCGCGACGTGATCCAGGCCCATCGGCAGTTGGCGTTCCTGGGCAACGCGGATATTCTGGTGAGCGGGCACACCCATGACTCCTGGCACGTGGTCGCCCGCACGGAATCGCTGGATATGGCCGGCAAGCCCATCATCAAGGACGTGGATTGCATCAAGATACCCGGCTACAAAGATGAATATGCCATCGGTCGCGGCTGGGCTGTCTCGAAGGGGATGCCTCCGAAGCCGAAGGGTAGCTGGTGGTTGACCTTCTCAGTAGACGGCGACCGGATCATTAAGACCTTTACGTTAGCTCGCTAGAGGAGACTGATTCAATGGCTCGACAGGTTTACTTCGGGGAATGGGAGGGGCTGGAAGGCAAGGCGCAGATGGAGAAGGATTTCGCCATCGAGCCCCTTCCCGAAGAGACGGAAATCATGTTCGCTCTCTATCATGACCCCTACGGCTACAGCGGCGAGGCCTTTGTGATCGGTCGAGAGAAGGGCGTGTTGTTCTTCATCGAGGGCGCTCACTGCTCCTGTTACGGCCTTGAAGGCCAATGGTCGCCCGATCCGACCACAGCCGCCACCCTGCGCCACATGAACGCGCAGGGCACGCAGTTCCAGTATCTGTCCGATGATGCGCGGGCCGCCTTGTCGGCGCTGATTGAGGAACTCGGCTAATGTGGACGACCACCACCTATCGCCCCGAGCGCCGCCATCGCCGCTGGTTTCGTTCCGCGGGCGAGCGTACCGGCCCGCAGCGGCGGCGCGGAGATTCGCGCTGATGGAAGACACCGACCTGACGATCCTCAAGGTGCGGCTCCAGGCGGCACGGGAGACCTTCCGGGTGCGTGCCTGGGAATCGGATGCCCGCGAGTGTGAGCGGCTGTATCTCCTGATTCGGGACCGAGACCCGGAGTTCGAGAAGAGGCTGCGCTGATGCTCATCTACATCGCCGGGCCGCTGTCGGCAGACGACCCGGCCACCAAGGAAGCCCATCTCTGCAATGCGATGGAGGCGGCGCTGGAGGTGCGGGAGATGGGGCACGCGCCGCTCTTGCCACACCTCTCCGAGTATCTGGACGCCCACTCGCGGATGATGCGTTACGCACCGATCGCCTACGAGGACTGGCTGAAAGTCTGCATGGAGCAGCTCGAACATTGTGACGCCCTGCTGTTCCTGGGGTCGTCGCCAGGAGCGGATCGGGAACTGGCGCGGGCCAAGGAACTGGGGATGCCCGTCTATCGCTCCCTGGAGGCGCTGGAGCGACACGAGCCGGAGGCGAGCGAGTGACTGACACCATTACCGTCTACCGCCTCTTGGGCGACGACCTGGACCTCTGGACCGATGATGCCTACACGGCCAGCGAGATACTGATGGACGCCATCGAGACGGGCGAGGGACCGCTGACGCTGACGAAAGAGACGATGGACCGCGCCGCGTATGAGGCGCTGGAGGAGGCGGAATGACCTACAAGCAGATTGAGCGGTGGGGGCGAGCGGTCAGCGCCGACGCTGCCGCCCTAATCATCGAGGGCTACGTGGATAAGGCCGCAGCCGACCGCTACCGCGAAGAGGTCAAGGGTTGGATAGCGACCGGCATATCGCCCTATATCTGGGATAACGCGATGCCGCTGGTGCGTGAAGGTGAGGGGGCGGAATAGTGTTAGGACTACTCGCAGCAAGCGTGGTGTTTCTGGAGGTCGCCCCCTTTGTGGCGGGTGTGATGGCGGTGGGCGGCTGCGTCAAGCTCGTCCTCGATGCCGCCGAGGTAGCGCAGCGTATCCGTAAGAACGCGCTGGATGAGAAGAAGGCGAAGCAATGACCAAGGCAAGAATCGAGCGGCTGATGGAGCTGGGGAAGATGAGGCGGCTCGTGATGAGCATTGGCGAGTTGATAGAACTCGGCCGGCTTCTTCAGGAGTTTGATCAATGGGAGCCGGAAGCGCCCACGCCTGCCCCGTCGCCGTCCCTCCCGCGTCCCCCACGCCTGCCCACTGCTTCCTGCTGGTTGACGCGAGAGAGCGAATGAGCCTCTTCACCCGCATCAAAGACGTGTGGTTCGGCCAGCACCAGCCGAATCCCAAGCTGCCCGTGATGGACGATCAGGAGCGGCAGCCGCCGCCCTTGATCGTCCCGCAGTCGCGCCCCTCCTGGCAGCCGTTCGTGGCGGATATTGCGAATCCGTGGTTTAGAGTGCCCCAGGATCAAAACCTGCGGCTCTATGAGCAGTTGGTGCAGACGATCCCGGTCCTCAACCGCGCCATTGAGTGCCTCGTGCAGCTTGTCGGCGTGCCGTGCGTCGAAGCCGACGCCAATGTGAAAGCGGACATTGACGACTGGATGGGCCGGGTGGTCGCTAACCGGATTCAGGTGGGCTTCAACTGCTGGTTTCCCGCATGGTTGGGAGACGGCCTGCTCTACGGGAGGTCTCATGCTGAGCTTGTTCTGCCGCAGTCTCTTGATGACATCTATGCTCTCCAATCCCTTCACCCTCGAACAATCGATCTACGGCCCGCTGGAGCGGCCAGTGCCAATTCCACCGTGCCGAATAATAACAACCCCTTCGTCTCTCGACGCGATGGTTACTCCCTCGACATTGTTCAGATCATGGCCCAACGAGGCATGTGGGTAACCCTCAACCCCCGCCTCATCATCACCTATGCCAACGACATCAGGACCGACCTGCCGCACGGTCACAGCCTCTTCTTCGGCCTCCCCTTCGTCGCCGAGATCGTCACCTCGATGCTGAAGAACGAGAAGGGCATCTGGGAGCGATTCGGCAATCCCACCTATTTCCTCAATTGGGTGCAGCCGAAAGACCTCGCCGACCCCAAGGGCACGATCACGCAGACCGTCGTCAACAACGCCATGGCGATGTGGAGCGGCGCCATGCAGAATCGGGCGAACGGGGACGTGCAGGACATCATCCTCGGCGGCGACTGGAAGCTGACAGTGGTGGGCGCCAACGGCGAGGCGCTCGACTTCGTGACCCCGTTCCGCGAGCT